ATCCGAAAAATATAACAAAAATAAAATGAGTACTATTCAAAATAATAAATCAAACTGTGATAAGTTTGGCACAAATTTGATTAACACTCAAAATGATGAAGCGAAAACGATTAGTTTGGGGGAAAAGTCTATTGTGATAACTGAGGACACTAACGAGGATTCTCAGTATTATTATCAGCGCAGATATTACACTAACGACGTCAAACAAGTCGTTGTGGGAGGAAAAGTGCAAAGACTGCGCAAGCCAAAAGTTGTAGACCCGGATTTTAGTCGTATGGTTTCCACTAGGGAGGCATATGACTATCATTTTCCAGCCTACAACCACATGTTGTTGACAAAACGCTCAAGTAAATTTGTTAAACTGATAAAACCAAATCCTGTAAATATACCAATAATTGTCATAGAACCATCTAGAGGACAACCAATTGACACTTCAAAACGCTATGTACACATTGGAAAGCGTGATGTACCATCAAAAGTTATCCACTCGGATGTTTTGTGGAACAAGCGAAAGCGGGGATTGATGAATACTCATAAGCGTGGTGATGGTATAAGACACCAGTCAAATCCACTGCCACCGCCTCCACCAAAGAAACCAGTTACCAATCCTACACCTCAATATCGTAAATTTCTGAAAGAAAAAGAACAACAAACCACTGTTTTTAATAGATTTGAGGTGTTAGCTATCCAGGGTCCTTTTTTTGATGACCCTGAAATACAAGCTGAAATTGAGTGGAATGAAGAACACGAAGAAAAAGTGACACCACATCTGCCATTTGCTACAGTGGATCCGAAATTGCAGTTCGTTGGAAAGACTAAGGGAACCATCAAAAGCTTCAAGAATCCAACCAATGGAAATAAAGTTAAAACACTGCGCATTAGAGCAGCGCGAGACAAGAAAGTTATGATCGGTGAAGCACAGATGCTGGCATCAAGAGTAATGGATTATGTGGTTCCAATGTCGCTAAGATCTGCGACCAGCAAGTTTAGTGAAGCATGTGAGACTGTTACGCGTACCGGGGAGATTATAGCACAGAATACTCGTGCCATATCAGAGTCATTGAAAACTAAAATGGAAGTGAACAATGTCGACAAAGCCATATTGGGCATTGACGGTGCTATCATCGTTAGTGATATGATAAAACTATTCTCTGTTGGCATGAGTTACCCTGAATATTCTTGGGGTACAATGTTATATGACATAAGTTCTATCATTGTGCGAGTTGTGACATATGTGGCGAGAACAGCAAAACTATATGTTAACGATACCATTGTCACACTAGTAGGCAATTTGACTACCTCCGAAGATCAACAAGTAGGTGAAGCTGAATTTTTGATAGAAGGAGGGGGAATTGAGAAGTTTTTAAACATCTTCAAAGCCAAGGGAGTAGGGCTTATACACTTTGTGAAGGAAGCCCTTGGTATGATCAATATCAATACCACTTATGATGACATTGTAAAGTACATGAACCACAGCAATACCACCGCTGTATACGTGCGTAATGTAAAATCGTTTGTTGTTTGGTTAGTTTCAACATTACCAGCAATGATTTCAGATTTCATGTGCAAGTTGGGCTGGATTAAAAGAGATCTTGATACTAAAGGAGAACTGACCCAATGGATGGAAGAGAGCCAACAGCTTATTGATGAAGGCAAGGATGACTTCGATTACGTCAATACTCATACTGATGATATCGAACGCTTGTCCAAGGAAGGTAGGAAGTTGGTACCAAAATTGTTAAAATCTCTGCAAGGCGTTAAAGATTTTGGAGGAACCCAATTGTACCAACATGCAATGAAAGTCTGTAAGGAAATGGACCAAATGATGGATTTTGCGGCGGTGGTGAAAAAGTCTAACAAAGCAAGAGCATGCCCATATGTGATCTGTTTTAGTGGACCTACAGGAGTGGGTAAATCATCTATTGTTACATCACTAGCTGACTACATCTATACCCAGACCCACGATGGAGAAGGAACATCTAATCTAGTTTACACCAGAAAGACATCAACTGAATACTGGGACGGTTATACCAAGCAGTTTGCTGTGGTCTATGATGATGCTAATCAGAATTTAGAAAATGCTGACATAATCGAATTGTTCGATTTGAACACCAATATGCCATTTATATTACCTATGGCTACACTTGATAACAAGTCTATTGGTGTGAAAGGAACAACATTTGATTCAAAGCTAGTGTTGCTATGTACCAACAAGGCTTTTCCAATGACGGATTGCACCATTGCTGATCGCCAAGCATACTTGCGAAGGAGACATCTGGTATTTGAAGTGACCAAAACATCAAATGCTAAGTTGCCAGATTTCAGTAATCTGAGATTCAAATTGGTGGATTCAGTAACGGGACAAGAGATACCAATAGCTATCGATGGAAGGGACAGGAATGACCTCAATGTAAATGAGCTGTTCAATTTTGTATTGCGCAAATATGAAGACCATGCTAAAGAGCAAGAAGAACTGCTTAAAAACATTCCAGAATTGGCTAAAAATGTGATGCAAATGAACAACACGATGCAAGAGCGCGACATCAATCTTGCGCCATTGGGTCCAAGTTTCCATGGTTTGACGTGTAAACATGATAAGACTAGGTTTGTGCACGAACACATTGGAGAATCAGAAGCACTGAGCGACGAAGAGACAAGTGGAGAAGAACAAGAGACAACAGTCGTCACACGGAACATTCCTGGTACCTACAGGTACGCCAAGAAGGGAGAAGGAGAATTTGAAGTCATCAATGATGAGATGTACCGATGTGTGAAATGCAGAGGGCTAACATACAAATACAATGTCTTGTGTAGATCATGTTATTGCGTGCATTGCCCATATTGTAGTGCTCATGGAATGTCTATCTTAAAACAGTTCGTCACAGAACCAAGATTGTTCGATCTGTTTCGAGACAAGGCAGACGATGCCGCACGAACGTGTCGAAGAGTAGCA